AGCCGTTCTACGGGCGCCCCCAGGTCGAGGTCACCGCGAAGTGGGGGTGGGCGGCGGTGCCGGCACCGGTGAAGCAGGCGACGTTGCAGATCGTGGGCGAGCTGTGGAAACGCAAGGACGCCCCGTTCGGGATTCTCGGCGGGCAGGAGTTCGGAACGATCTACCTGTCGCCGGATGCGATGCGGTCGGTCGGGTCGCTGTTGCGGCCGTACCGCACGGGTGAGCTCGTCGCCCCGATGGCATGAACCTCTCCGACATCCGGGCAGGTCTCGAAGCGAACCTGAACACAGTCTCGGGTGTCCACGTGTACGCCGAATGGCCGGACACACCCAACTTTCCCGCGGTGTGCATCATCTCCGATGACCCGTATCTCGAGCCTCACGTCTCGTTCAACGCGTCGCACATCATCAAGGTGAACTTGGTGATCGCAGTGATCGTGTCGAAGCTCCCGAACGTCGACCGGGCCCAGCAGAACTTGGACAGCCTGCTGTCCTACTCGCTGCCGAACGCGGTCACGACAGACTTGACGCTCGGCGGCGAGGTCGAGACGGTCATATGGAAGGGCACGTCGGGACTGCGGGAGATCACGATCCAGGGCGTCTCGTATCTCGGTCATGAGATGTCGGTCGAAACCTACGCACGGCACGGGAGCACCTAGATGGCTGTCGCCGCATTCACGAACGCTCAGGTGCTCATCAGCGACCTCGACGCGTCGCCGTTCACGAACAAGGTGACATCCACGGTCACGGTCGAAATGCTCGACGCGACCGTGTGCGGTTCCGGCGGGTTCCGGTCGTTCGCTCCCGGTTTTCGTAATGGTGAGATGGCGGCCGAAGGGTTCCAGGACTGGTCGGCGACCGGGTTCTTCGCGGGACTCGGCCAGGCTGACGGTGGCGTGTCGACGCTGATGTCGGTCGCGCCGATCGCTCCGGGTGCGACGTTGACGGCCGGCGATCCGGTGGCGTTCATGCGGGGACCGATCGACATGCTCGACGAAGGGTCGGGTGCTGCGGGCGAGCTCGCGAAGATGGCCGTCCATTTGGCGAACGACAGCGTGTTCGTGATGGGCGTCGATCTGCATCCGTTGGCGTTGCGGTCGACGACCGCGTCGGGAACGGCGGTCGCGTTCACCGGCCCGACCGCATCGCAGACGTTGTATGCGGGGCTGCATGTGACTGGCGGGTCGGGCGGCAACCTGACCGTGCGGGTGCAGACCGACGACAACTCCGGGTTCACGACGCCGACAACCCGTATCACGTTCACGACGACTGCCGGTCCTGTCACTGGCGGGCAGCTGCTGTCGCTCACCCCCGTGAACATCTCGACCGAGACGTACATCCGCGCGGACTGGACGGTGTCGGCCGGTCCTGGTTTCACGTTCGCTGTTGTCGCCGGCATCATCCCAAACGTTTAGAAGGAGCAACTGTCATGGCCGTTCTTGCGCTCACAGCAGCCAAGGTTCTGTTTGGCACCGCGTGGACGGGCACCGCTCCGGGCCCGCCTGGGACCCAGACGATCTCAGGGACCATTACGGCGTCGACGGACCTGTCGTTTTGGGGGAAGTCGCTGGCGACACCGGAAGCGTTCGAGGCGCTCGACGCGTCAGGATTCGGTTCCGGTGGCTTCCGCAACTTCACTCCGGGCATGTCGGCGATGGACGCGTCGATCACGTTCTTTCAGGACTTCGCGGCGGGCGCGACCTACGCCACGTTGTCGGCGGTGACGTTGGCGAAGACGCTCACCTACTGGGATGTGAACCCGACACAGTCGGCACGAGTCGCGACGAACCCGTCGCTGGTGTTCGCCGCGTACATGACCCAGTTCGACTTCCTGACGGCGGCGACGGGTGAGGTGGCCGAGGTGACGGTGGGGTTGAAGGTGACCGGCAAGTGGGCGCACCTCATTGCCTGACAAGGTCGAGATCGTCGGCTGGGCCGACTTCGTGCGGGACATGAAGCAGCTCCCGGCGGACGTGCAGAAGCAGTTCGCGGTCGAGATGAAAGATGTCGCCGAGATCGTCGCGCGGGCGGCGGCGGTGAAAGTCAACTCGAAGACGGGGAACGCGATCGCGTCTATCCGGTCGAAAGGTTTGCCGACCGGCGCGGCGGTCATCGAAGGCGGCAGCTCGGCCCCCTACATGCAGTGGCTCGACTTCGGCTCGAGGACACCGAGGACCGGCAACACACGCGCGGAAGGGCCGTGGCGTGGCAGTGGCGCCGGCCCGAAGGGTGGCCGGTTCATTTATCCGGCGATCGACGAGAAGAACGCGGAGATCATGGACGCGGCCGGCAAGGCCGTTGACAGGGCAGCGAGAGGGGCAGGGTTCACGTGAAGATGACGTTCGTTTCCAGCGACGGCGTCGAGCAGATCGCCGACATCCGGCTATGGGATGTCGCTGAAGCTCAAGAGCAGTACCCGACGAACACGACGAAGCAGGCCCTCTACATGGGCTGGTCGGCGTTGCATCGCGACGGGATCGTCGACAGTGATTTCCAGCCGTGGGCGACCTCGATCAAGAAGGCTCCCGATGTCGACCTCGAAGGGGATGACGACCCAAAAGAGTGACGTGGCGGCTCGTCGGCCAGGTGGTCGCCGTGACCGGTGCCGACTGGCGGTCGCTGATGGCGATGCCGCCAGAGATGTTCGCCGATGTGGTGAAGGCGTTGACAACGAGTGAAGGCGGCAGGTGATGGCGAGCACCCGTGACCTGATCGTCCGCTTTCTCGGCGACACGAAAGACTTGAACGCCGCGGTCACGAAGGCCGAAGGCACGATGGGGAAGCTGAAGGCTGCCGCGGTCGCGGTCGGCGGCGTCCTCGTCGCGAAGAAGGTCGTCGACTTTCTCGGTGACGCGACCGCCGCGGCCGAAGAAGACCGCAAATCCCAGGCGCTTCTCGCGACGCAGATCAGGGACACGACCTCGGCGACTGACACGCAGATCGCTGGTGTCGAGAAGTTCATCAACAAGTTGGAACGCCAGACCGGCATCATGGACGACGATCTGCGTCCGGCTTTCGCTGGTCTGGTCCGCGCGACGGGCGACACCGGGAAGGCGCAGACCGAGCTCGCCACCGCGATGGATATTGCCGCCGGTCGTGGTGTCGACTTGCAGTCGGTTGTCACGGCGTTGGAGAAGGCGCACAACGGCAGCACTACCGCGCTTAGCCGTATGGGATTGGCGACGAAAGACGCGGCCGGGAACACGCTGACCCTTGACCAGATCATGCAGAACGCCGCGAAGACTTACGCGGGTGCTGCCGAGGCTGCTATCACTCCGTCGGAACGGTGGAAGGTCGCGACCGAAGAGTTGAAAGAGTCGATCGGCGCTCGTCTGTTGCCGGTGATCGGGAAGCTTGAGGAGATGGGCGCGGCGCTGCTCGCCTGGTTCGACAATCTGAACCCGAACATGCAGCTCGCCATCGAAGTGGCTGTCGGGTTCACCGTCGCGGCTCTCGCGCTGGCCGCGGCGTTCGCGATTCTCGCGCCCGCGATTGCCGCGGTCGGTGTTGCAGTCGGCATCCTGACGTCACCGATCGCGCTTGTCGTCATCGGCATCGCCGCGCTGGTCGCCGGGCTCATCTACGCGTACACCCATTTCGAGACGTTCCGAAACGTGGTCGACACGACCGTCGACGACGTCCAGGCGGTCATCACCGGGTTCATCGCCACGACGAAGCAGATTTGGGAGGAGTGGGGCGGCGCCATCGAGGGTGTGTGGAACGCGTTGGCCGGCACCGTCAAGACTCAGGTCGCGATCGTGCTCGCGGTCGTGCAGCCCATCATCGACCTGCTCCACGGCGACTGGGGCAAGGCGTGGGACGACTTCGCCGCGCGTGTCGGTGACGCATGGGAGGGCATCAAGCAGTCGATCGGCGGTGCCATCACTGCGATCGTCATCATGCTCGGCAACCTTGTCACCGCCGCCGAGAACGTCGTGCGCGACATGGTGAAGGCGTTCGCTGGTCTGCCCGGCAAGATCCTCGACCAGCTGCCAGGCCCGGTACGCACCGCGGTCGAGGCGGCCGGGTGGGCGTCGGGTGTCACGCCGCTCACGAAGGCCGCTGGTGCTGTCGGCGGATTGTTGCATCTTGCCGGTGGCGGCATCGTGACGCGGCCGACGTTGGCGCTCGTCGGTGAGCACGGCCCCGAGGCGGTCGTTCCGCTCGGCCGTGGCGGCATGGGCGGCGGCGGCGTGAACATCTACGGTGCGGTTACGGTTGTTGCGAACGACCCGGCGACACTGGTCCGCCAGCTCCAAACCTATGACCGGCAGAACGGCGGGGTGCCCATCTCGACACGTGTCCCGGCCTGACGATGTCGATCGCATGGTTCGACTCGGTCACGATCACGGTCGAGTGTGCGTTCGCGACGGCACCGCTCGCGGTGACGCCCACATGGACCGACATCTCCGCCTATGTCCGCCGTATCGACGTGCAGCAGGGGGGACGGCAGAACGGGCTCGACCAGTTCCAGGCGGGCACCGCGACGATCGAGCTCGACAACTCTGACCGCCGCTTCGACCCGCTCTACACGGCCGGCGCCTACTACCCGAACGTTCTACCCCGCAAGAAGATCCGGGTGCGTGTCACGTACTCGGCGGTCACCTACGATCTGTGGTGCGGGTATGTGGACGGGTGGCCGACGACGGGGGAGCCGTCGAACCATCTCGGGATCTGCACGGTCACCGCGACCGACGGTTTCAAGATGCTGTCACGGCAACGGCTGCCGATCGACCCGACGAACCCGGTCGGTGACGGCGAGACGATCGCGGTACGCGTCGGCAGGCTTCTCGACTATGCGGCATGGCCGGCCGCCGACCGGACGCTCGACACTGATTCGCCGCTGGTCGGGCCGCTCGTCCCGAACGGTCAGACCGCCATGTCAGAGATGTACACGGCAGCGGGCGGCGACCTCGGCGAGATCTTCATCACCCCGGACGGGAAGTTCACCTATCGGGGGCACCGCTGGCAGCTCGGCCACAACCTGGCGGCGTCGGCGACGTTCGGCGACGGGGGCGGCGCCGAGCTGCCCTATCAGGATGTGACGTTGACGTTCGACGACACGCAGATATTCAACCGGGCGACCGCGTCGGCGACTGTCAGCGGTGTGTCTACTGCGTTCGATTTCTCGGATGCGACGTCGATCACCGCGTACGGCGAATCAGCCCGCGACCTCGGCACGGTCGCGGTCACGAACGGCAACGTTGTCCAGAACACGGTCGAATGGGTTGTCTCGCATTACAAGGATGCGATCTTGCGGGCCGAGCAGGTTGTCGTCAATCCTCGCCGGTCCGCGTCGACACTGTTCCCGGTCGTGCTCGCCGCGCAGGTCGGCACCCGGTGGACGCTGGTGCGGCGACCGCAGAACGTCGGGTCTTCGATCTCTCAGGACGTGATCGTGCAGTCCGTCTCTCACAGCATCGGGCTCGCCGAGTGGCAGTCGACGTTCACGCTGGCGCAATCGCCTTCGGCGGCCGGTGTGAACTATTGGATCTTGGGGACCGGCACGCTCGCCGGCACAGCCGTGTGGGCGTGAACGGGGAACTATGAGCGCGTACACGTACCAGTACCAGCAGCTGACCACCGTGATGGCGTCACCGACGACCGGCCAGGTTGTCCCCGCCGCATACGGCGACCAGCTCCGCGACAACCTCCAGGCGACCGTTACCGGCATGTGGTTCAAAGCGACCGGTGCCGTCTCACAGGCGCTTGTGACGACGTCGTGGAACCGGGTGCAGATGTCGACGTTCGACACCGTCGACTTCACCGCCGCGACAGTGTCGCCGTACGTGAACCTCTCGTCGGGGTACATCACGGTTTCGCTCGCCGGGATGTGGATGTTCGGCGGCTACTCGGTGTGCAACACGACCATCCAGAACTGTGAGCTGTCGATCGGTACGACCACCGGGCAGTTCTTCGAGTCGGGCCGGCTCGCGACCTCGATGCCACAAGAGCACGCTTCCACGATCGCGGAGATCACCACGACCCCCGCGTACCTTTCGTGGTGGCTGTACTCAACGTCGAACACGAACCTGTCAGCATCGATCGCCCCGCAGCTGTGGGGTATCTGGCTGGGTGAGCTGTGAGTTACGTCGACCCGCAGACAATCCAGAACCCGACCACCGGACTCATCGCGACGACCGCGCTCCTCGCCCAGTGGCGCACCGACATGCAATGGTTGCGCAACTCGAAGGCTGGCTGTCGGGTCCGCACGAACGTTGCGACGGTCATCGGGACGAACACGGCAATCCCGTTCGAGCTCGAGGACTACGACAACCAGGCGTGCCATTCGACATCGTCGAACACCACACGGATCACCGTCCCGTCAGGCTGGGATGGCATGTGGCTGTTCGGCGGTGTCATGCGGTTCTCAACGGGGAACGTGTCGACGCTGATGGTCTACAAGAACGGGTCGACGACGACCGCGCTCGTGCGGACGAACAGCCAGTCGAACGCCGGGAACCAGTCGTCGGCGGCGCTCACCGGGTTCGAGCGTTTCGTCGCCGGCGACTACATCGAGCTGTGCGCGACCGGCGGCACTCCTGTTGCTACCGCGTTCAACCCGGTGTTCTGGTCAATCTGGTGGGCGTTGTAGATGGCAGAGATTGTCTACACGGACCCGAACACCGTCTATGTCCCGTCGAACGGGACGGCGCCGACGGCCGCCTATCTGGTGCAGATCAACACCGACGACCGGGCGCTACGTAACCGGGTGGGCGCGCGACGGTCGACGAACTCGGCGCAGACGTTCACGGGTACGTCGACCACGAAGGTGACGTTGGGGACGGTCGATTGGGATGTCGGCACGTACACCGGTACTGCGAACAGGTTGACGG